CAGCCAAAATTTTCTATTCTATCAGTTTTTCCAAGACTCATAAATTTATTTGAATTATAAAAAATTGGATTAGATTGTATTGCCAAATCAAAAAAGAATTCTCCTTTTTCATTTTCCATGTAATAGCTAACCTTTTCTTTATCATATACTTCAACCTTATATCGAAAATACTCCTGGTCATTTTCTACAACTAACATTTTATAGTATCTAATTACCTGCAATAATTCATCTTCAAACTCAGTATCATAGATAGGGATTATTTCTATGGAATCTATTATTTTATATTTTAGATTTCCTATTCTATCAATGTACATGTAAAGCCAAGATATACCTTTTTTTCTAGCTTCTAAATATAAATCATAGATAAAATCATTAATATCAATAGTTTTATCATCCTTCAAATTTTCTATTATTATTTCTTTGCCGACACAATAAGAAGTTGCTTGGTCAACGATTTCTTTGTAGAATCCGGTCGAGATTTTATGTTCTGTAAATATTTTATATTCCTTTGATTTCTTTTCTAAAATAGCTGTATTTTGGTTGTTATAATAATTTTCACCATCTATTTTTCTTTTTCTCTCGTCACTATTCAAATCATAATCAATTAATGATCGAAGAATAGCTTCATTAGTTATTGTACTTTCAGCCCTTAACCTTTCATAAATTAAATTTACTTGACTCATTTTCCTACCTCCTAGTTGGAAAAAATTTTCTTTTACTATATTGAAATGTTTCCGTCAAATATCGACAACAATCAATACTATGGTCATCTTTATCATCTAGTTTTGAAATTACATTACCCTGTTTATCTGTCTGGTAATCTATATTCTCAAATTCTCTAGCAGCATTCGGACATCTAACCGGATCAATTACAATAGCCTGTAAAGTATCCAGCCATTCAAGTCCATGTTCGACACTTCCCGGCCCTTTTATCGCCCCTCTGCATCTAATTCCATAACTTTTTACATCGGCGATGCTTTTTGGATCCTCCGAGTCTGCAATTATCATAATATCATTATATCCTTTTTCAATTATCTTTTCTGACAGGATTTTATTGGACATTTTAACCTGATAAATTTCAGCAAAGATATAAAGGATAAATCTTGTTTTGTCAAAATGCGCCCGAAGAAAACATAATGGATCTGCAGCATATCCCCAGTCTAAACCCTGACATATATTGTCAAATGTGAATATTTCAATGGCAGTTATTGGTCTAAATTCTAAATTACTAAATGGAACAATACCACCGCCGATTGCTTCGCCTCCATAATTCCAACGCCATCTAGCTTCATTTTTTGCTTTTACGTTCTCAGCTTCCTCTAGAAAATCTTTCGATAGATAAGGATTAACAAAACTTGTGGAATGATCTACACAAGTATTTTCTGGAATAAACTGAGTATCATATAACTTATTGCACCAATGAGCTTTTCTTTTTGGTGGGTTATATGTTAATACGACATGATATTCTAGTCCTTTTGGAAGTGTTGCCCTTACTATACTGTCAAAGATAACTTTGACCTCTTCATAATTCCTAAACTCGACCAGCTCTTCTATCCATAATCTAGCAATAGGGAATTTAGAAGTTTTGATAGACTTTATTTTTTCTGGTTCCTGTCCACCCATAAATATAAATCTTTGACCGGTTCTAATTCTTTTTATAGATGGTTTATTTCCTCCAACACATCGAAATTCATCACGAACCCCTAAATCATTAATAGCCTGAATTAATTCTTCGTACACAGAGGTCGATAATGTATTGTGATTTTTACGCATAACCAAAATATTAATTGGATATTTCAAAATGTCTTTTACGTACCTTCGAGCTACACTTGCTGATTTTCCTGAACCTCTACCACCTTTCAAAATACTAAATAAATGATTTTCATATTCTTCATTAAACCATTTTTCAAAATGTGGTACTAACTTAATATTATCTAAATCGTAAAATTCATCGTCAAACTCGTCTATTACTTCATCTTGGCGGTCTGTTCTGGTCCAACCTCCATTTTTATCCTTAGAACAAAGAAAAAATTCAATTGCCCTCGTATCCGGTGGTATGAATTTTTTAGTCCTTGACACTCTTGAGGTATCAATCAAACCCTTTGTTACCTCTGTTTTTATCTCTTCATATTCAAATCCGGATATTTTTTTTAATAATGATTGCTTGGCAATTTCTACTAATTCAAATTCAGAGGCTTTAAAACAGTCAGCGAAGTCAGCAAAATTTCGTCTATACTTATAAAATGTTTCTTTTGAAATGTCTAATTTAGTATATATTTCTATATCTGAATATCCCTGAGCTGCCATCAATTTAATTTTGCTTAAATAAGGTTTTACATGTGTTTCATATGTTACCCGCATGACTTCACCCCATTTTTAACACTTTGTTCCCCGTAAATGATTCATATCTTTTAATTATTACATCACAATACATGGGTTCTATCTCCATTAAAAAACATCTTCTTTTTGTTTTTTCTGCAGCTATTAATGTACTCCCAGACCCACCAAATAAGTCTAAAACTATACCGTTTTCTTGTGATGATATCCTTATTCTATTTTCAATTAAATCAATAGGTTTCATAGTTGGATGCAGGTCGCCAGAATCTTTTCTCCCTTCCGCTATACTGCTTACATAATATTTTTTATAGACATCATAAGGCTTTAATTTATTATTCCAAATCCTATTTTTTGTTGCAAAATATAAAAGATATTCAGTATCAGGAATAAAAGTATTGTTTGTAAATGGTGTTTGATTTGTTTTGCACCATACCAAAATATTGAATATATATCCATCAAATAAATTTAAATAATCTTTTATATTTTCTTTTGAAGTAAATATATAAAAGGTATTTATATCTAGATTAGTAAAATGGTTTATATCAGATACTTTAAAATCAATTAGTTTTTCTATTCTCTTTTTTAGATTTTCTGTTGTCTTTTTAAAACATCCGGCACCATGTTCCCTCATTTTATATGGTGGATCCGTAAACATCATATCTATTTTATTTTCTCCAATTAGCTTTTTGATATCATCTAAATTATAGCTATCACCGCACATTAAAAGATTTTCGCCTAATTTATAGATATCCCCTTTTTGTGTTTTTGGTTCTTCTATTTTTTCTAATTCCTTTTCTAAATTAAAGGACTCCTCTTTTTTTTCTTTTTTTAGTTCTTTTTCTGCTTCAGCGAATAAGTCGTTAATTTCTTCCGTTCCAAATCCTATTAAATTATAATCTTCCTCTTTAAATTCTTTTAATAACTCAGTTAACTTTCTATTATCCCAGCTTCCTGATATCTTATTCATTGCAATATTTAATTTTTTCTCTTCTTTTTTGGACAATACCATAATTACACAATCAGCTGTGTTATGTCCTAAATCTTTTAATACTGTTAACCGCTGATGCCCTGATATTATTGTATTATCATTATTGATTATGATCGGCTGAACACATCCGTATTTTATGATGGATTCTTTTATTTTTTCATATTCTAAATCCCCAGGTTTTAATTCTTTCCTAGGGTTATATTTTGCCGGGTTCAATTTATCAATATCTACTTTGATTATATCCATTGTTTACACACTCCTTTATAATATATAGTATACTATAGCACTAAAGGAGTGTATTAAAATGATTAAAAAGTATAATGTTAAAAAGAATGAATACAATTTTATGTTGAGAGGAAAATGGGAAAATATTTTTGATTGTGATTTTTTCACTATTTTCAAAGTATTAACACCCTTGGAATTAAAACTAATTTACAGGACAAAAAAAGAACCATATTTAGTTATAGAGTCTATTTGTTATGATAGAAATAAACTTTCTATAAAAAATATGATTCTTGAATTTAATACTAGTTTATGTATGGAAGGTATAAATTTTAAAAAAGTTAATCTAAATATCTGATTCAGAAATAACTATACAATCCAATAGTTTAATTTCTGGCATTGTCTTTAATTTTAAATTGTCATCAAATTTCTTTTTTCGTGTAAATATTAATCATTGCTTGCCATATTTTATTATCATCATAACTCATGTCTGGCTTTTCTTTTCTTAGCTTTTTTACTGCTTTTAAATAATATTTTTTAAAAATTTCAGCTTTTTTTCTTGATAACTTCTCTTTTCTTGGCCTGTAAAAGTCTTTATCATCCAGAGTATAGTAAAATATTTTCGAGTTATCAACATGATCTTTATACTTTGCAGGATCGCCCCTTTTAACTCTTTTTTTGTTCGCCTTTGTCATCTTCTACCTCCCCAATTATGCTAAGTGTTGTAACTTGAAAACTTAATACCTGTAAGGGATGTTTTTCCCTTACTTTTACTTTTACAAAATCTTCAATTTCTTTTAATAGCTCCATGGCCGAAGTTTTGTTTATAACTTCTTTCTCATATACTCCACTAATGAAATTTTTAACCGAGCTTCCTATAACCAAATTACCAGCAAAGAAATATATTTTTTTACTTCCACTAGTCTCTAATAATTCAAATTCTATCATTATTTTTAAATCTCCTTTTATTATATTTGCAGACCATTTCTCTATAACTTTTCTATACCATCTTTTTTTTCAATCTCCTTATTGTTAAAATACCGGAGTAGTTCCGGATTGTTTTTAATTACTTCAAACAATCCGGATTCTAACACACAAATTTTATCATGTTCTAGCTTTAAGCTATATTCAAAATTTATTGCCTCTAATATTTCATGTATCAATGTTTTTTGTTGTACCTGTAATTTTAAATCAGTATCAATTTTTATAGTACAACTATTTCCACAATGGCTCCCCAGTGCTTCAGCATCTCTTGCATAATGTTTTATATATTGAATTTCATATTCAAGCCCGGCAATATATATTTTATTCATACTTCCCCTTTTCATCCGGATTATTTAAGATTCCAATAACCACTAATATTGTTAATATTCCCTCGGATATTACATTAATTAGTTCAATATCAGCATCAAATACTCCATACCTTTTTAAAATCAATATTATTAATGATATTGCCGACGTCCAAACCCACTTATTCCTCAACTTTTGTTTCATTTTTTATAACCTCCTTCGCACATTTAGCGCAATATTTACGCCCTTTTATTGTGTATGTTCCCGAAGTAATTAATTTTTTGTTGCATATACAACACTTATCCATCAAATAAATCCTCCTCTTTTATATTCAAAATTTTACATAATTTAATTTTATAATGGTCTTTCCATTTATACCTATTCATTTTTAAATTTACAAATGTACTTACTGAAATTTTCATTTTTTTAGCAATTTCTTTATTGCTTATATTTAATAATGTTTGTATATTTCTTAGTTCTCTTGTATCTATCATAGCATCCTCGTATTTTCAGTAAATTTAGGATTCAATAGGTTTATATCTTGTTCTTTTAATTTTTCAAATTCTAAGTCATTAATATTATGAGTTATTATATTTTGTTCTTCTCCTGTTAATAACTCTAACTTCTTAGCCAATAAATTAAAACTATGTATAATTCTATTTTGTTGTTTTGATAAATCAATTAATTGACTCCGCTGCTCTTGGACAATATTCGAGGTATATAATACATTTCTCTTTATACTTGCCATTTTGGAGGATGCCCATAAAAGAACACCCACCGCAATTACTAACACTATTAAACTAATTATTGAACTCATTTTTTATAACCTCCTACCAGCTTGACGGGACCTTAAATGGTCTTATCTCCTTCAGCTTTTTTTGTTTTCTCATGTCTGTAATAACCTTACTTTTACCCCCAAATTTATCTTTTGCTTTTTTAATTAAACTTTTCTTTCTATCTTCCAGATTAATAACTTTTAATTTTTTCTTTTCTCCTGCTTTTTGTAAAGCTTTTTTTAGGGTTTCAATTTCTTTTTCTGCTTTATCTAAATCGCTTTTTTCTTTCAATCCTCTTTTTTCATCTCTTTTATCTTGAATTTTTTGTTTTATCTTGTCATATACAGGCTTCCAAGCTGCTACAATATCATTATTAATTCTTGTATAGTTCTTTTCAATATCAGATATACAATTATTATATTCTCTCTCTAGTGATACAAAACAATTATCGGTATCATATCTTATACTATCAAGACTGTTTTCTATATCCCTTTCCATTGCTTCAAAACAACTATTTACACTTCTTTCAATTCCTGTTATACAATCGTCAAACCATCCTTCAAACATTTTTATAAATCTCCTTTGTAAATTAATTTAACAGTAACATCCGATATATGAAGAGCTATTTTATTTTTTAAAGAAATATTTTTATATTCCTTCTCATAAAATTCATCATCACCAACGCCCATAACTGCATTTATTCCGTTATCAAAACTATTATCACTATAAACATTTCCATTTCCTTTTATGGCAATTATGTCATACCTTCCGGCCGGGAAATCTTCACCAGCTATATAATTACCAGATGAAAAGGTATATTCTTTCTTGACTGGTTTCTTAGCTTCCTTTGTTGGTTCTTTTGTCTTTGTTGGTTCTTTTTCTGGTTTCTTTTGCAATTCTTCTATCTTAGCTTCCTTTGCTTCTAGTTCTTGACTCAATTCGAATATTTGGGCAGCTCCCGAATCTGTTTTTGTCTCTTCTCCTACAAGCGAAAACATTAATATACCAGCTATTACTGCTATTAATATACCTTTCCATTTGTTGTTAGACCTCTTTGATACATACATTCCAGCTCCCACAAACGGGAATATGATAATTAATAAATACAATCCGATTATTTTTAAATTTTTCATTTTATAGCACCTCGATTTCAAATATTTCACCGCAATTTATACACCTATATTTCTTGAACTTCTTACCATTTCTTTG